GGCAGTTGCAACCGAAAAGGCAACAGGCGAGACCGTAGAAGGCCCCGCCGTTACGATGGCAATGGCAAACGCTGAAGGGTGGGTAAGCAAAGCGGGCAGCAAATGGAAAACAATGCCCGAGCTAATGATGCGCTACAGGGCCGCCGCTTTCTTTGGCCGTCTCTACGCCCCTGAAATTACGATGGGGATGCACAGCGTCGAGGAAGTTGTAGACATTCAACACGAAGAGCCCGCAGGGGTTGCAGCGATCAACGCTAAACTAATTAACCCAACGGCTGAACCAAATCCTTAGACTCAAGCAAAGTGTAAGTAAAGCGGTTGCCGTGAATGGTGGCCGCTTTTTTTGCTAATAGCATAAACTCGTTGAAATCTGCAACGCGCTTAAACACTTGGCAGCCGTGGCTCCAGTCATCGACGCGGGCACTGTCAACTCCAGCCTTGTGAATGTTAATACCAAACACGCCCGTTTCGGTCTTGTCTGTCTGATATACCCCATCTTTGGTGTAATCTCGGTACACAGTTACAGGGCCGCATTGTTTTAATGCCTCATACTTTCCCTGGTGCAATCCAATGGCGTGAGATCCGCGGTACTGATTTGCAACCAAGCGAGCAGTCCCGCCGCCGTTATCAGTTGTTGCAGCCCATTCTTTTACTACCCAAGTATTTTGTATTTTGTAAGCAACTACAAGCTTGTCGTCGAATGCGTTGGTAACTTTGTTGCCTGTGGAACTATTACGAATCCCAATGATGTTCAGGTTGTACTCGCCATCTTCAAAGAAGGCATATTTTTTGGCGGCCATTGTAGCGCGCAATACTGCTATATTCATAAGATCAAAGTTAATAAAAAGACGGCGGCAATTGCATATGTTGTGCGGCGAAGGCGGTGGTATTTCTGATCACGCTTTTGCAGCTCATCGAGTAGCTTGCCCTGTATCTTATCCTGTTGCGCAATTACCTCCGCATCAATCTTCCGATATTCCACACACAACGCCAGATTCTCGCGGGCTTCAGCGCCTTTCAGCAGATAGTAATTATTTGCCGAGACTGTCGAGCTGTCTGTGCATTGCGATAAGGCGCAATGTGGTGCCGCAAGAAGTATCACCATTAAGAGCAATATAGAGCGTATCATATTTTTGATTAATTACAATTTGTGTATCGTGCAGGGCTTTGTATTTCAGGCGGATTTGATAGAGTGTGTCGAGGTCTTTTTCAACGATCCTAATCGCAGGGCCGTGCACTACTCGCTCGCGTTTAGGTACCGCAAATTCCACGTAAACCATCCCGCCAAAAACGAGCAAGATCAATAGCAGTATGGTGAGGTTACTCTTGCTCACCCTTTTTGCCGCTAAACTTATCGACAGAAGTAAAGCCGAGAGTTAGGATTGTAACCCATTCAACAGCGGCTACCAATTCCGCACTGGGTGCAATCTCCTGCGGGCTCATTGAGTTGTGTGCCATCGTTCCAAACAGAACAAAAGCGCCAATGATCCCCACAAAGCGCTTGCTTGAAAGTTGGCCGTTATCGCCCTTAAATATTTCGAGTATTTTTTTCATTATCTACCTTGGCCGCGGTATCTTTTCGCGGGCTTGTTATTTTTTGAATGTACGCCCTTGTTTTTACGCTTGGGCTTTGGTTGCCATTTACCTACGGATGCGCTCGCCTTTGCCATTTTACAAGCCGTTAAGTTTTAGCATATTGTTGAGGCTTAGCGTGTCCATTTCAGCCAGTGAGGTATCAACCCCCATGATCATCATGGTGGTGGCATACTTTTCCGCCTTCAATTCAAACACCTGCGCTTTGGTTGTAGCTTCAACTACGGCCTCTTTGAGCGCTTGCTTTTCCGCTACCTTACTTTCAACCATTGCCTCGCTAACTGCGTGAGCTGCGTGAGTCGCTTGGCTCACTGATTGGGTGTGTTGCTGAATCTTTTTTAACATTGCATTCATTTCATTCACTGGCTCGGGTTTCACTGCCCACGATGTCGTAAACAAAAAGCCGCAAAGGAAAAGAAAAGAAAAAATGTATAGCAGTCTCATGTCGTTATAGTTTTTTCATTGAGTTAATTATCCGTAGTTCAGTAATGGCTGCGGACAATGCGGAATCTGCCGTCTTCAAAGCTCTATATGCTTGTTTTTGCTCTGCCCTCATTACTGCCATCTCTTTGCGACATTCATCGATTTGCGCCTGATTGCCCGAACGCAAGTCCATATACAAATAACTAACAGCCAACAGCATACAAAAAGCCACGGCAGCAACTGGGTTTTTACGGAATTGGTCAAAGCTAACAGGTAGCGCATTGGGTTTTACTTTCGGTGTTGTCATAATGGGAATGGTGGAAATGGTGGTGGCGTATATTCGGCTTCGGGTAAATCTAAAACCCAAGCGTAAGCACTTGCTTCAACTTCGGGCTTGTCTTGGTCTGACAAAAACAAAAACCAAGTTCCGTTAATATCAGCAACGCAATTAAAGAACTGAGATGCGGTGTAATACTGACCTTGAATCTGCTCGTATTGGTCGGGGGTAAGTGTGTATCCTATCATTATACTTGGCGTGAAAGGGTTGTTTGAAATGCTTGTACGGCAGTGTAAAAGTCAGATACTTGTGCGTCGGTTAAGCCGTCACCTAAATGAGCAAATCTAATACTATTTGTTGAAAATCTGCTGTTTACTCCCGCATTATTTAGACAAGCAATTTTCACACTGTATATATTTGGAGCTGCACTTGCAAGTGTATTAGTAAATGTCTGTAGATTGTTTGCGTACAATTTAGATTGAGTTGATGTTATTCTACTGAATGTAAATAATCCCTTTTTGATAGTTGGCGTTACTGCTCCTGCAAATCCATCATTCACCGCAACCTCCATACTTGTAGTGTTGTAAGAACCTAAAAAACTTACTGTTCCTCCAGTTAGAATAATATCTTGATTGGTTATATAATTATCACCAATATAATAACTACCACTTGTGCTATTTTGTGTTAAACTCGTTAATGGCGTTAAAGTAGTATCAAAAAAAGCACTCGTCCCATTACCCGTTACCCCCGTACTCGCAAAAGTCCAACCGCTTGTAAAAGTACCCGTAAAACTTGCACTTTTCAAGTTTTGTTTGCACGCTTCCGCACTTGCTCCGACCATGGGGTAGATGGCTTTCATTGCCGACCAAAGTGAATTGGCTTTTAAGTCCAACACCAATTGGTTCACCGCTTGTTTTTCAGTTAATGAAAGCGTTCCCGTTGCGTCCGATACTCGTTGAAAAAACGCCAATGCATCCGCATCAAACGATGCAATCTGTGAGGCTATAATTCCGTGACTTGCTAAAATCATTACGCTATATCTCCAAATAAATACCACTCATTTTCAGCAATCTTCACCAAAGTTGCACCCGAATACTGAGCGTTCAATTTCAACTTTGCCCCATTGCTTCGGATTGTAACCCCACTTGTAGCCACAACCGTAGTTTGTCCTGCTCCGTATTGTGCCAAAAGAATCTGTGTGCCTGTGCTAAATGCAACTGAACTATTCAAAGGGACTGTCAAGTTATTTGCGCTTGCGACATTCATTTCAACCAATTTATCCGCATCACTCAAAACCAAAGTATAGGATGCTGTTTGTCTGTTGGTGGTAATCAGTTTGTTTGTCTTGGCATCAATCTGTGTTTGTGCATTGCTTGTTAGCGAATTTATGTATTGAAATTCTGTGCTTGTAACTGTACCGTCAGCAATTGCAGTTGCATCAATTCCTGTCGCTGGTGCTACGCTGATATTACCACTACCCAAAAGCGAAGTGCTGTTGATGGTCTTAATGTTTGTGCCTGATACCAACGCATCTTGTTTGCTTGTAGCCAATCCGCTATACTGCGAGTTGGTTGCATTGTCGCCCGTATTTGTTCCGCTTGTATTTCCAACAACTACCAATTGGGCATCCGTTACATATCTTTTGTCTGTGCTACTTGCTATGTCGGCTGTGGTTGCGTCGGCCCCGGCAGTTACCAAACCTTTGGCATCGTAAGTGATCTTCGTTTTGGTTGCTCCAGTGATTGCGGTGTTCTCATCAACCTTGCCATCCAATGCCGTTTGCAAATCTGTTTGGTTTGACAAAGTACCAGTAACCCCACCCCAAGCAACTGCCGAACTGATAGAAATGTTTCCGCTTCCCAACAAACTTGTGTTGTTGACTGTCTTAATATTGGTACCGCTCACCAATGTTGCCTGCTTAGCATCCAAAGCCGTCTGTGTGGCTGAGCTCACTGGCTTATTGGCATCGCTTGTGTTGTCTACATTGTTCAACGCCAAGCTAGTCTTTAACTGCGTGGGCGTTACTTTCTTTGTGGTGGTTGCGCTTGTATCAACTATTGGCAGAACATCGGCCGCGTTGTCGATGGTCGTAATGGCGGCGAGTTCCGAAATTTTTTGGTCTGGCATAGCCCAAAATTACAAAACACCTACCGCCGACTCGTTAACAAATTAAACGCTGCTAATAATATACCACTGTGCGCCGTCGCTGATAATTGTCTTGCTGCCGTAAAGTGAATTGATTGTAGTTGCGCTCGCGCCGTTTATATTATACGACCCGCCGCTTATTGTAACGACGTGCGCACTTGCTTTTTTTAGGAAATAGTATTTCTTGCCCTTGCTCTCGGTGGCATTGGGCAAGTTTACAGTTACATTGCCGTCGGCAGTGTTACAAATAATAAGCTCGTAGCCGTTTGTAATTGTGTGGGTGCCTGCTGTGTAAACTACAGAGGCGTTATGCTCTTGTAAATGCCATTCAACTTGTTCGGCTGCATCGTCGTATTGCACCATCACCTCGTAACGTGTATTTTGCGTTGGTGTAGTTGCGGGCGCACCGTCGGCATCATTCACTAAATAATTTAATACCAATGCAGGCGTGCGCTGTACGGAATCATTTAGTCGCCCAATCTGATCGTCCATATAATTAACGCGATCCTTTA